TCTACGGACGGCCCACCGTGACCCTCGGCAGCGCGGACCAACCAGCGGCGTTCGGCGCAACGTCATTCTGCTACTACGGCGGGCGTGGCGACATCTCGGCGGGTTCCTATCGCGGTGGACTCTGCGACGGCCCCAACTTCTACTCGGCAGCCGTCTCGGCCTCAGACTGGAACGACTACAAGGGCACTTGGGCACCCTCGCGCGTCACCCTCCACTCTCTGACCCCATCCGTGATCGTCGTCCACATCGGCACTTCCCGCACGGACGGCTTCTACACCTTCGGCGATGACACATACGTCGGTAGGCTCGCCCAGAGGTACATCGCCAGTCAGATTCACTACAACTGGGGGTGGCCCGGCGTAGACGCGGCCACGCTGGCAACGAACGTGGCCCTGTACACGGCAGCCATCACAGCCCTCAAAAACAACTTCCCATCCGCCCGCATTGTCGTCATCATCGACTGCGGCGCAAACGACGCGGGCGCGGACGGCAGAGTACAAGGCTCGGTCCCCAGCACATCCGCCTACGACGCGAGCCTTGCAACGCTCTGTTCAGGCATCCGCGCCGTCACCAACTGCCGCCTTCTCAAACTCACCTCTACACCGTTCTGCTACCCCAACGACGGCTCGGCAGACGCAACCGCATTGCAGCGACAGACCAATCTCGACGGCTTCAACGCCAAAGACAGAACCAGCCGCAACTACGACGGCATCCTCGACATTGCCCGTGATCCGGCATTCACGCTTGCAGACGGAACCATCGGCACCCTCAAAGCCATGTGCGGCGGTACCGGAGGTACAGGCGCATCCAACGCCTCCACGTACTACCAGACCGGCAGCAACACAGCCGCCACCATCGCGGCCACAAACTACGACGGCATCCACGGCGGGCAGAACTGGCACGCCAAGGTTGACACGTTCATCTCCGGCAACCCCACATTCAACGAGTTCACCAGCCCGCCAAACGGACGGTTCGGCCGCTTCAATCGCTTTAGCCGGTTCAACGTCTAAGCCCTTGGTAGAACACCCAACTCAGGGCATACCATCACGCGCGCGAGGGCAAGGTATCAACCTTCGCCTCAACACGCACGGCAGCCAACTTCTCCCGCGCCTTCGCCAGCCCCGCCAGCCGCTTCTCCTCTCGCCCAGACCAGTGGCCCGGACGCGATGACCCCAGCAACACCCCACGACGCTTGGCGGCTGCAAGGGCCTCCACAGTCCTCACGCTGATCTTCCTCCGCTCCTCCTGCGCCATCGCAGCCTTGATGTGCTGTATGAACTCCCCATCCGCAGGAGCATCAGCCGCCACTATCCGCACACCCTTCATCGCCTGAGCAGTCGTGGCCACATCACGCGCCACCCTGTCCAGCATGGCCACCAGCAAGGGCACACGCTTACGCCTGCACAATGCAAGGGCCTGAGCCAACCCCGGGCGCGTGTCGTCACCACCACTGGCAATGTCTTGGAAGGTGGAGAGGACCGTCCCGCCTTGCCTCTGGACATGCTGGATGCACGCGAACAACTGTGCATCGAGGCCGAGCCCAGACCTGCCCTGCTCCTCTGTGGACACCCTGCAATACACGACGAATGGCGTTGTGGTCATACCGCAAGGGTATGCGGACTGTAGACGGTGGTCAACAGTCATCCAGTACGGTACCCATCACCCCACATACTGGTGGGTGTCGCGCGGATTAAGGGTAAACACCACCCCGGGGGCCTGACTATCCCTCCCTCTCAATTTTTGAAGGAAACTACCTCGGGCCGTTTCAACTTGGCCTGCTCATGGGCACGGAGCACCCTGTCCGGGATGGTTTTCAGTGGCCGTGGCGTGGAGGCATTGAGACGGCGCGTGAGTTTCCGGAGCAGCCTGTCTACGTCTTTCCCCATGTGCACACCCCAATGCGTAGGCGACTCTACCCCCTTCGTTGAAGGAATCCATTGAGACTGAGTATCAGTTGCGTTGAGACTCAATCTCAACTGCGCGTAAAAACACCCGTCCGGTGAGTTCGGGCGGGTGTCGGTTGATCCGGGGTGGCGAACCGGCGGGAGCCGAGCGGGGGCTGTTGTTGTTCCCCGGTCCCGCTTGCCAGTCCCGGAACTACGGCGGGGTGTCGATGTTCACGGTGGGGGCCGCGAGGATTTGCCCGATGATTTCGGCGCGGCAGGCGGGCGGGTACTGAGTGGAGTCGCAGCGGACGAACTTGACGGTGACACCGGCATCCTGCATCCGGCCCTCGGACTTGATCCGGCCCACGGGGATGGTCATGTGCTTGCCCTCGTTCTCGGGCTTGAGGTCAGACTCGTTGATGGCGAAGAAGATACGCTCGGCAATGGGGTATGGGATGCGGTGGAGGATGACCAAGGTACAACCCCGTGTGGTCGGCAGATGCAACTGTGTTGCATGTAGCGTATGCTAGGTCGTGGACTGCTCGAATCACGTTCCAGTGAAAAGGACCGAACTGGCGACAAAGCCGCTGGCGGAGATGACTCCCCAGCAACTCGCCCGCGCGTACGTGGCCGATTCGCGCATGGCCACCGAACGCGGATTCTACGAGTACGCGAGCCAGCCGGGCATGATGGAGAAGGTTTGGAAGAAGCTCTTTGACATGGCCGACAACGGCAACATGAAGGCGATCAACGCCATCATCAAGCTCACGGTGACATCGGCGGAGTCGAAGACGGCGGGCGAGGCGGAGAAGGACGCGCCGATCGTGTTCCAGATCAACAACGCGGCGGCGGGTCCGCCTCCACAGGTAACGCGGGTGGTGAGCAACGAATCGAAGGAGCCCGCATGATTTACGAGCAGCGGTCATACACAAACGACGCGGGTGAATCGCTCACCGCGAAGATTCCCGTGGGCTCCGATGCCATTCCGTCGTTCCATGCCGTGTTCCAGTTTCAGGTTGGAGATCAGGTGGCAAACGTGCCCTGTCCGATCCCAGGCGACACGGTAGAGCAGGCGTTTGCGGGCCTTCCCATCGCACGTATCAACGCCAAGGGCAGACTCGATTCAGAACTTCGCAAGCGGTCCCTCGTGGTTCCCGGCGCGGCCATGAACGGAACTCCAAACCTGCGGCTCTCCTGAAAGGACTCCGACCTTGACGTTGGAGATTCGCCAGTTCAATCTCTTCCCGAAGCAGCGGGAGTTCATCGACGCGACCGAGCGGCAGGTGCTCTACTCCGGCGGTACCGGCTCCTCGAAGTCGCACTCTCTCATCGTCAAGCTCTTCCTCCGCGCGTCCTACCCCGGCGCGTGCGAGGGTCTTGTTCGCAAGATCAACGCCGATATTCCCAACTCGTTCCTCAAGGACTGGAAGCGGATCATCCCGGCGCGGCTCTACACCCACAAGGTCAATCAGCAGGTCATTGAACTCAAGGGCGGCGGGCAGATCGAAATGTTCGGCTGCGACGACGTTGAACGCATCGGCTCGCGAAACCTCAGCGGATGCGCTATCGAGGAATGCAACCAGCTCACCGAAAACGACTGGCAGAAGATCGACTCGGTGGTGCGCGTCGAGCACGAACTGGGAAACCAGTTGTACGGCGTGTGCAACCCTGACGGCACGACCCACTGGCTCTATGAGTATTTCCAGATCGACCGGGCCACGCCCCCGGACATGAAGTACATCCCAACCGTCGTTGAGGACGGGTACCTTGGGCAGAATCCCAAGTATGTGGAGGCGATGAAGCGGAAGACGGGCATCGACCGCCAGCGCAGGTATCTCGGTTTGTGGTGTGACGCGACCGGAGCCATCTTCGACAACTTCTCAGAAGCGAACATCTGCGAGCGGACACTCTCCGGCGCGGAATGCCTCGGCATCGACGACGGCGACTCTCTGCCATTTGTGGTCCTTCGGTGCTTCTGCGACGGGTACTCGTTGCACATCGCCGAAGAGTTCTACAAGAAAAACGTCCGTTCTTTGGACTCGAAAACCGAAATCGTCCAGCGGCTCGCGAATCCCGGGCTCAAAGCCATCGTGGTTGACATGCAGGCGGCACACGTGATCGAAGCCCTCTGGAAAGTCGGCCTCCCCGCGTGCAAGTCAGAGAAGGGCAACTTCTCTGTCGAGGCGGGTGTATCGAAGATCGCGACCATGCTCAGCGCGTACGCGCCGGACGGGAAACCACGACTGACGATCTCCCCCTCGTGCGTGAACACCATCCGCGAGTTTCGGTCGTGGGCGTACGCACAGAACGGCGACTACGGCAAGCACAACAACCACTCCATCGACGCGATCCGCTACGTCGTCAAGTTCTTCGGTCTGGGCGCGTCGAACATCACGGCGGAAGAGGCGGCGAAGCAGATGGAGGAGTCCGCGCCCGAGCCCGTGTGGGTTCGCGACGACGCTGGATTCAACTGGCAGAGTGAGAACATGGACATCCTCGGAGCGCAGCAATGGGCCTGATCGACTACATCAAACGCGCTCTTTCCCGCAACACGACCGAGCCTTTTCAGCCCTACGCGCCCACGCTCGAAGAGTTCATCAACGCTCAGGTGACTCCCTCGGACCTTGCGAGAAAGTACGGCCCGCTCCCCAAGGCCACCACGCTCCTCAAATACTTCCTCTCGTGTACGGAGGCCAGTACGTGCGGCGTGCTGAATGCCAAATACTGCGCCCAGTTCACTCCCCGCATGTACCGGCGAGGCTCGTCTACTCCGGGCCTTGAGTTCGATATGCGACAGCGGAAGGTGCGTTCAAAGCACCTCATCAAGCGGCTGCGGGACTCGAATCCAGAGACGGGTGTCGGCAGTGTGGCGCGGTATGCGAACAACGCGGGCAGCGATGACATCTACGAAATCGTCGATCACCCGTGGCTCAAGTTGTACAACCAGCCCAACCCGTACGAACCGGCGTTCTTGTACTGGCAGATGGATTTCTTGCAGCGGCAGATTTTCGGCAACAGCTACAGCGTGATATTCATGGGCGACGACGGCTTGCCCGAGCAGATGCGCCACATCGCGGCGCAGCACGCGCGCGTCGTGCCGAGCAAAGACAACCTCATCGAGTCGTTCGCGTTTCAAGTGCCGGGTATGGCCCCGACATACTACACCCCGGACTGCATCGCCCACTTCAAGGCGCATACGTCCGTCGTGGATTACTTCTACGGCGTGTCATGGATGGAACGATGCCTGATCGAAATGGATCTGCTGATTTCCGCGAAGGCCGTGGAAAAGACCCGTTTTGACAAGGGTCTGCGCTCGGAGTTCGCGGTCCTGATGCCCGAGTACAACCCGGTCCAGAAGGAGGCGGCGCGGCAGGAACTTGAACTGCGCGGGACAGGGGTGAAGAACTCTGGCGGGTTCTTCATCCTCCCCGGCGCGTCTTCGATCACGCCCCTGACGATGAACAACCGCGACATGCAATACAACGAGGGCATGAAGCGGGCGGCGCAGTCGATCTATTTCTGCGCTGGTGTTCCCGATGCGTTCGCGGCCGTGAATACCTCGAACCTAGCGGGCGGCTTGCTCGCGGACGGCCTGTACAAGCAGGTGACGATTCAGCCCGAACTCTGCAACAACGCGCAGCAGCTTACCTCCCTCGTGAACCGCCTGTACGGCCATGCCGAAGGCGATGTGTGGATCGCCTACGACGAGATTGTCAACCTTGGCGATGTGGAGAACGAAAAGCAATCACTCGCCATCTTCGCGGGCAACGGCATCAGGCTTGATGAGTTTCGCCAGCGGATCAAGTACGATCCGATCGGTGATGACAGGGGCGGGAAACTCGCGTGCGAACTCACGGCCGCGACGATGGCCCCTCCACCCGGCGCGGGAGTCGGAGAGCATCCCCTGACTCCCGTCAACCGTGCGCGGGAAGACGCGGGCATGGAGAAGCCCACGGAGGAGGAGAACAACTACAAGGATTTGTACATCGAACTCCCAGAGCCAAAGCCCAAGGCACTTCCGGCCAGAGTGCTTGAAGCTGTATCGCTGAAATCCTTGCACGAGGCCCACCGTCTCAAGTCTGACGCTTGGGAATACCCGTTCTCAAAGAGCGCGTACCTGACCGTGAACAAGGGAGTCGAGGACTGGTGGAAGTCGGGCGTGGATGATGGGCGGTTTGACCCCCTGAAACTTGAGAACGCGCTCAAGCCCCTGTCTGCGGTGTTTCAGGAGGGTGGGCAGGACGGAATCGCCTCGCTCATGTCCGTTGCGGGCGGCTCGCAAGCCGTCGCGACGGCGGGCATCAGTTTCGACGTGCTCACGCCCGAGGTTGCCAACTACATCCTCTCGCACACGATCAAGCTCGCGAGCGCGATCACGGCGGAGAAAAACGCCCAACTTTCTCAGGCCATCTACCAGTCCATCGCGCAGGGCATGAACACGCAGGAGGCGACGAAAGAGATTCAGAGGGTGCTGACCGATCGCACGCAGTACGAATGCGAGCGGATCGCGAGAACGGAATCCTCCAACGCCTACTCGCAGGGCACGATTGAGGCGTGGAAGGCTTCCGGTGTGACGAAAAAGCAGATGATCCTCGCCCCGGGCTGCTGCGATTTGTGCATCGCGATTGCCGAGAAGTTCAACGAGCCCGTTCCGATCAACCATGTGTACTTCGCCAAGGGGTCCGCACCGTTCGTGGTGGATGGGCATTCCTACACCAACGACTACGCGGACCTGACTGCCCCCCCATTCCATCCCAACTGCCGGTGCTCAGAAGTGCCGGTTCTGTAGAGGTGTCCCATGCAACACTTGACAGGCGACGACATCCGGCGGGCGATCATCAAGTCTTCCAAACTTCCGGATGATGCCGCCATCGGCACGCTGGACTGCAAGCCTGCCGAGCAGCGGGCAGACCGAGAGAACCGGCTGGTCTGGGTGACAGCCACTACCTCGGACATCGACTCCGATCAGGAGGTGGTGGTGCCGAGCGGGTGTGATCCCGCCTCCCGGTTCTTCTCCCTCAAGTCGTGCTTTGTGGACCACAAGTACGACCACGACCACTTCTTCGGCAAGATGCGGAAGGCCATGCCCAAGAGGGGTGCCAGTGGGGAGCAATCTGGATGGACGGTGCAGTTTGAGGTGTACCCCCTGAAAAGCGCGTACGCCGACGACATCCTGACCATTGCCGAGCGGGGCCAACTCACGGTGTCCATCGGCCTGCAAGGGCTGGACTATGGGAAGACAACGACGGCAGAAAAGACGAAGTACATGCAAGGCGGCGCGGTCCCCACGACCATCGTCCGCAAATGGAACTGGCTGGAACTCTCTTCGACCATGATGCCCGCCAACCTCAAATGCCGCCAGATCGGGTACGGGGAAGAGTTGAAGATCGACGCGGACACCATGAAGCGTCTGGACATCTTCGACAACATGATCTGCAAGGGGGAGATCAAGCGCGAGACAGCGGACGCGATGGGGTTCTCGGTGCTGACCCAGAAACGAGCGGCCGACCGTCTTGCAACACAGTTGCATCTTGGGCGGGGCCGTGGTATCATTCTTGTGGACGGGTGATCCCGTCCGTTCGCCTCACTGACTCCGCTGCTCGGCAGGATTCCCTCCACGAGCAGGCACGAAGGACGGCAAAGCCGAACGCCCAGCCGCTTTAGCGCAGGGCGAATCCCGTGTATCGGAGTCAACCACATGCGAATACGCACCAAGCAGGCACTGCTCGCCGCGCTGCGCAAGGACTTCGCCTACGAGGGCAAAGACGCTCTCGCGGACGTTCTCGCGTACTGCAAGGCCGAAGCAATCAAGATCGACGAAGAGGCCGTCACCGCCCTCTTCGGCAAGTCCGCGTCCCTCGCTGTAGGGCTCGCCGACGATGACGAGGTGGAAGTGGTCGAAGAGGCCCCGGCCCCCAAGGCCACCGCCAAGACCAAGGCCGCGACGGTTGTGACCCAAGACGACGAAGAGGAGATTGAGGACATCCGAGCCAAGCGCGCCGAGCGCGTGAAGTCCGATACCTCAAACCGCCAGTCGCACAACAAGTCCATTCAGGCGCCCGCCATCCGCTCCGACGATAACCGCTTTGCCAAGCAGTACAACGTCAAGGCGGCGCGGCTGGAAACCGGCTTCAACGACGCCGACGAAATGGCCGCGTTCAACGCTGCCTGTCGTCTGCGTACCTACGAGCTGTACGCCATCTCCCATCCCAGCGCGTTCTCGGGGTACATCTCCAAGGGCTTCAAGGCCGAAGACGAGGCCATCCTCATCAACAAGGCCGCGTCCGACACCATCGGCACGGCTGGAGGCTACCTGCTCGCCAACACCCTCAAGTCCGAAGTCCTCTGGGCAACGGAAGAGTGGGGCGTGTCCCGGTTCATCGCCCGCAACGAGACGATGATCGGAAACAACACCTCGTTCAGCCGCAAGACGGCGATTCCCGCATTCAAGCCGCTGTCCTCGGGTGCTGCTCAGACCGGCGACATCTCATACGACCTCGTGACGCTCATCCCCAAGGTGGGCGCGGTGCTCATCCTGACCCCGATGGTGCTCTTCGAGCAGTCGGCGGTTGCCCTTGGCGACACCATCGCCGAGAGCATCATGGAGGCGTACTGGAACACGGTGGACCGCTGCTACTTCAACGGCGACGGCACCTCGACGGTGGTTTCGGGCGTGTCCTACTTCGATCAGGTCGGCCTTGCCAAAGGCCTGACGGGTACTCCCCTTTCCACCACATCCGGCTCGTACTACACCGCGTCCGCGAACACGATGCTCTCGTGGACCGGCGGCGACTTCATCGCCGCGATGGGCCGCATCAACAACGCCAACATGGGCCGGGCCTGCTGGGTCATGTCCCGTCAGGCGTACATGGCCGGTCCCCTCCGCCTCGCGACTCAGGCCACCACCGGCATGGCTCCCGACACGGTGCTCAATCCGGGCAACACCTACATGGTTGCCTCGCAGCAGCGCGGCGCGGCTCCGGCCGGTCCTCGCGCGTACCTGTACGGCGAGCCCGTGTTCTTCTCGCAGGTCATGTCCACCGCAACGACCACGGCCAACACAATCCTCGGCTACTACGGGGACTTCATCACCGGCTCCATCATCGGCCACCGCACGCAGCTTGAGATCGCGTCCTCCACCGAGTACGCCTTCGACAAGCGTGCGCTTGCTACCCGTGGCTTTGCCGAGTGGGCCATCAACATTTGTGGCGACGGTCGCGCCTCCTCGACCCAGTGCGGCCCCATCACCGCGATTCAGACCTCCACCTAATCCCACACGCCCGCGCGTGCGGGGAAAGGAATCACACCATGTCAGCGTTTCCGCTTCAAGGGTTGAAGGGCGTTTTGATGCTTCCGCCTGTGTCGGTGGCATCCACGACCGCAACTCAGATTTCGTACTTCGACTTTGCCGGTCAGGGCCAGTTGCTTGCAACGACCCCGCAGGGCGATGTCAACCCGGCCGAAGGTGCCTTGTTCATCTGGCAGTTCGGCGCGGTGGGTTCTCCCTCCACCGGCACCGTCCACAAGCTCACGGAGGCCGAAACCTACAACGGCTCTCCCACGGCCTACGCCGACATCTCGGGCGCGGCCCTCACGGCGGCTCCCGTCGCGTCCTCGTTCTCGATGATCTACCTGACCAATCGCGGCCGAATGCGGTTTGTCAAGGCGGTCACGACCACGGACTCGACGCAGCTTGTGTCCGTCATGGCCGTGTCCTGTCCGCTCAATCACGCCGTCACATCCGCCACGCTCGCGGGTGCCAAGTGTCTTGAGTTCATCGTGCTTTGAGTTCTACTCCTCCCGCCAGCCCGGGGCGTTACTGCTCCCGGCTGGTTTATGAAGTACATCCGCCATCGTGTCCCCCTTGGCAACTGGGAAATCGGCCACGAACGACCGGAGGCCGACGACGTAGCCGAACTGCTCGTCTCGGAAGGCAAGGCCGAGTTCATCGAGCGGCTTGGACCTCCCAAGGACAAGAAGTTCCACACGCTCTCGGATGTTGTCGAGCAGCACCGGGCGATGGCGGCGAAGGCGGACGAGGAAAAGCTCGCGGGCGGGACGGCAACCAAGGTTATCAAGAAGGGGTAAGGCATGGCTATCGGCACAACCAGAGGCGCGGGTGTTCGCGGCGGCGGCGTTCCGCTCGTCAGCCCCGGATCGGCGCATGGCGTTTGGCAGGTCGCGAACGACGACGCGCGGACGGCGCAGACCTCGACCATGCTCTACAACCCGAACGTCATCACGGACAGCACCTTTCACTGGGTGCATATGCCGCAGGGCACTACCGGAGTCCTTCCACGGGCGCGCGTACCCATCGCCACGACTGCGGTGGGTACGTCCCCGATTATCTATCTGCTCGGTGCCAGTTCGATGAACGGGAGCCACGCCAGCCCCGAAGGCACCAACGACGGCAATATCCGCATCATGCGGCTGGACACCGTGGCGATCGACGGTGTGGGTCTGACACTCACGTTCCCCGGTTCGCCAACCACGACCAACTGCCAGTGCGATGGAACGTGGTTCTACTCGGCCACGCCATCGCTGGCGGGGTACGACTGCCGTGGGTCGCAGTGGGTGGGTGTGGCGGTCCAGACTGCGGGCGCGTGTACGGCCTCGGCCGCGATGCCTGTTGATCTGCTGTTCCTCGGCAACTAAGGGGGTGACGATTGGCCGCGCCGGTGCTGCTCAGTTCAACGTGGGACTCCACCGCCAAGGTGCTCACTCTGACATGGGATCAGACGGTGACGTATGAGGGCGGCAGCTCTGGCTACGTCATCTTTACGGATTCATCCGGTTCTGTGTGGGAAAACGACTCGATTGCAGGAGGTGTTCCGACCGGTGTTGGTGCGACAATGGTCTTTGTTCTAGTGGCCAGCGTTCTGACCGCTGGGACAGTCGGAACTGTGACAGTCGCTGCGGGCTCTGTGGAAAACGGCACGGCGCAGCCGAACGCGCTTACCAGAAACTTCGCTACGACGACCTACGGCGGCGCGGCATCGACGGCGGGCGTTCCCACCATCGGCACCTACGACGAGTACGTCAACGTCTACTCGGCCAACTCGAATCAGCTTGCGGCGGGTGCATCGCAGGACCAGATTCATGGCGCGATTGATGCGGCCAATCTCGCGGCGGTTCGCTTCTGTGGGATCGCATTCACCAACTCCGGCAACACGCAGCAGACGTTCACGGAACTCTGCGACGGGGACGGGTCCAACACCATCCGGGTTCGGAACCTACCCGTTGTTTCTGTCACGAGCATCACCGTCACGGACTCGGACGGGAACACCGACGTTCTCGACACCGACACCTACGACTGCCAGCTCACGACGGGAACCATCAAGCGGACCATTCCCGGAACGTCGGTGTATATCTACGACCGGGACGCTGAGATTGCCCCCTTCCCGCAAGTGGGCGGAACGTCGTTCTTCCCAGTGGGGTTTCAGAACATTTCAGTGGTCTACGTCGCCGGGTACACGACGGCACCAGCCGACCTTCGGTGGGCGATCTACGAGGCGGTTGATGAGATTCTGTCGCGGGTGGGCATCAGGGGAACCAAGAACATGCCGAGCGAGTCGGACCTGCGCGATGCTGTCATCCGCAGGCTGCGCCCGTTCGAGAGGATCGTGATGTGAGCGACGTAGAGGTGACACTCACTTGGAATCCGAACATCGGCGAAATCGTCGATGGGGCTATCGCCTTCGGATTGAACCGGGCGGGTGTGCATCTGCAAGGCGTAGCGCGTCGGAACTTCGGCACCGCTGGCGAGTACGGCAACCGGCGCATGGTGAACTACGTCACGGGCAAGGTCGGCGGGAAGAAGCGGGGCCGGAACATCTACCGCTCCGCTCCCCCGGGCGCGTTCCCCGGCATCCGCACGGGACGGCTCCGGCAGTCTGTGGGCATCGTCCGCGCCACCAAACAGAATCTTGTGGTGACGGTGGGGACGAATGAGAAATACGGGCGGTACCTCGAATACGGCACCCGTAAGATGGCGGCGCGGCCGTGGCTCCGTCGCACGTTTGCCGAAGAGCGAGCCAAGATGATCGACATTCTCCGCAAGGATGCGAACGACATCATCACCGCGAAGCTGGGGGGCAAATGAACTCCGCCCAACTCTTCTACGACGTAAAGAAGCGGCTCACCTCCGACACGGGGACCAACGGCCTGTATCCCACGGGCGGCACTCCGCTCGTGACGGGCATCTTCAACAACTGGGCCAGCCCCACGCAGGACATGCCGTACATCGTGTGGACGCTGGTGTCGGGCGTGCCACACGCGACGGCGGCGCCCACC